TACAGTTGTATCGCCTTCTTTATATTCACTTTGCAAATCACGAGCATCAAAAAAGACTTCCCTGCGGTTAAATCCGCTGAAAGTCTCTCCAACTTCTATAATTGTTCGGTCGATGTCTTCACCTTCACCAGCTACAAAAGCAGTCGATTTATAATTACTTTTATCATCGGTATAGGACTGAGAAATGACATTTTCAAACTCCTTAGCAAATATGACATGAGGATTGGCTTGTTGCTCAGAACTACGATCAACACCTTTATATGTGCTATATACATATTTCTTCGCTTCGTTGTTCATTAAAACTTCAAATGAAACCCCATTCTTTTCACACATCTCCCAAAGGGCTATATCTAATTCCTTATGAGTGTATGATTCATCTGCTAAAATGTTTATTCCATCATTCACACCAAGTACTAGATTTGGAATGATGCGAGAAGGGCTATTTGGATTAATACAATTATTTTTAACAAAGCCTTTTAGCACATCTTCTATTTTCCCATTGAAACGTTGCTGACCTACAATCCACCGCCAACTTGTCATGATACTAAGTGAGTAGCCAATAACTTCAATAACCGTTTTTTCTGTATCTTCAAATTGTGCAGTTTCAATGATATAACCTCTGTTTGGATCATCTGAACGTACAAGGATTCGTAATTCATTTTTTAGCTCATCTTCATTTACGAGTAACAATTCAGCGTTTCTTTTGTTACCCTCCACAGTTAAAAAGCAAGTGGAGTGACCATAATATTTCGACTGAAATTCAACTTCTTCATACACATCGATTATAGCTAGACGATTAAAATTAATATCGTATATATACAATTCAATATCTTGCATAGCGTCACACTCCCACAAAGCGATTTCGATATTCCATACGGACTTCTAAATTGTCAATACCTGATGCAGCATCATAGCGAAAAAGATTATCTCCTGGAGCTAACTGCAAGAATTTAGAAAGTAAATCAACCTTATTAAAAATGTTTGTTTGAACATTGTTACGGATCAACACGACAGACTTTTGACCTTTCATTGTATTGACTCTTATAACATCTCCGCCGACCATATCTGTATTGAGTTTGAAAGTCTCATAAGTATTAACATTTATCAGCGACGGTTTCGATAAGCTTGCTAAAGCTTTGAATTCTATAATCATTCCTGTTTCGTTATCACCGTCATTATGCACATTCTTTATTAAAGATGGATTACGGTAGCCCATTTCAATACCGCCCTCCACAATGTTTAGAGGAAACTCAAACGCCGGAATCCAAGATGCTACTTCTTCAACCGTCGATGTTGCTGAATAAATAAAAGGATCGTCACAAGTAAATTGAATTAATCCTTTTTGCCATGCTCTATTGTCGTTCTCAAATCCTTGTGGAAGGCTAGGCGTACCTTCTGAATTGGCATTTACATAGTAGGATTCTCCGCCTTTTGTTTCAAAATCTAATCGGATAGGATTTTGTTTTGGGTTGAAAACCTTGAATAATTCCCTTCGTCTTTCTTCCACCCACCATTTATCTTGATAATCGTTATAGATGAAAAATGCTAAATCAAAATCACGTACTTCTAGACGAGTATTTTGATAAGTAGCTCCATCCATTGTGGAAGACGAATAATTGACGGCTGCTGTTAAATTACTTAAATCAAACCCTTCAATTAAACGAAAATGACGACCGAAAGTAATCGAGTCGCCATTACGATTAGTCGCCTTTAATGCTTTTACAATCAAGTCGCCACCTCCTAATAATTTAATTCGAATGCTAATCGTTTTAGCATTTTTTCCGATGCTCTGCTGTTGTCATTCACTCCACCATGATTATGAATCACTGGAGCAAATGTTTTACTGTTATCTATAGTAGTAGTTGAAGAAGAAGTTGAACTTCCATTCGCCTGTGACTTGGCACGACTATTAGCAAGTGATCCGTGTACATTACTTACGGCATCTGATAGGCGTTGTGATGATTGGGAAACTTTATTAATCATCTCGTCCATGCCGACTATTAAACCTTGACCAATATTGATCCCAAAGCCTTTCATTACACGACTTGGACTATGAATATCTAATGCTTGTTGAATAGTACTTGAAATGGCATTAGCAATTTGTTGGGCTTTTGAAATCAACGGTCCTTCCATGCTTGCTAAACCGTTTAGTAGCCCTTGTCCTGCATCTGCGCCAATTTGTTGTAGTGACGACAACTCACTTGATGTAGTACTTGTAAGTGCCTTAATTTTCAAGCTCCATTCCGTTTTTAATTTATCAAGTTGTTTTGCTGCTGTTTCACGTAGTGCTAGGATTTGCTTGTCCGTATCTTCTTTCATTCCTGCTAACTCTTTTTCGGTTTGTTCTCTTGCCAATGCTGATTTTTCTTGATAAAGGGCACTGTATTGAGTTAATTGTTCATCTGTTAACTGGTTTAAGGCCATTAATTCTGGTAAAGCTTTTACACCCAAATCGCTTAATTCCGCTAATAAGTCAGCATCTATGTTTCGTGAAGATAGTTTTGCAAATTCATCTTGCCATAACTTAAAGCCATCTACTTGTGACTGTAAATTACTAAGTAATTCAGCACCAGTATTTTTAATTTCAACCTTAAACTCATCGAACAATCCAGCAAAAGACATTAACGATGATTGACGTTTAGAGAATGCATCCTCATATGCTTTTGTTAAATCATTTTCTTGTTTAATCAAATCATCATTAATTTTTTGCATTTGAGATTGATAATCTTTGTTAATATCAAGGATTTCTTTATTAACGGCATCAACAGCTTTTTGATATTCCTTTTGAGCAAGTATACGTTCTTTCGAGCCTTCCGCAAATAACTCAATAGACTGTTCCCAAATTGCTGCCTCGTCTAATAAAGACAATTCATCTAATGACTTTTTATCAGCAATATGATTTTTGATAACTTCCAGATATTCTTTTTCCGATTTCTCAACTAAAGCCTTATATTTCTTTTGGAAATCAATTTCAGATTTCATTTTTGAATCTTGATAAGATGCTTCTAATAATGCGATTTCCTGTAATTCCTGTTTAGTCAATGCACGTTTTTTCTTAGCAGCATTATTTCGGATTTTATAAATCTTTTCCAAGGTCTTATCGTTTTTATCTTCATTTTTCTTGTTATATTCGTCTAGTAAATTCGTGTATTCTTCCTGATATTTTTTAGAAACATCAAGAATACCATCACCGATATCTGACATAGCCTTGTTAACCCTTGGACTTGATTGATCTAAACCAATAGCCATACCTTCACCAGTCCATAGACCGATTTGCTTGAACACCCTTGATGGAGAATGAATACCTAATAGGCTTTTCGCTTTATTAACTACACCATCCACAACGCCTGTAATTGCCTCTATTGCATTTTCAGCCATAGTTGATATACCCTTTATTAGACCGTTTATAATATCTTTACCGATTTGAAGAAACTGTGATGGCAATGATTTAATTTTTTCAATCATACCGTCCTTAATCTCGCTCATTTTATTAACGACATTGGTTTTCATGTTAGAGACGGAATTCACAAAATTAGTAGCTAGATTTTTTACAAAATTTAATACTGATGAAACCATATTAGAAATGATATTTTTTGCCGAGTTCCCCAAGTTCGTAAAGAATGAAACAGAATTAGTCCAAAGACTCTTTACAGAGTTAACTGCATTGGTAGCTAAATTTTTAAAGAAATTTATAACTGACGATACGAAACTTGAAGCTGTAGAAGATACTTTTGAACCCATCGATGTAAAGAATCCTGCAATATTATCCCACATGCCTTTTAAAAGATTTACACCCGTTTTTGCAAGGTTAGTAAGTATCGTTTTTAGCCCACCGAAGAACGATAAAGACATCCAACCAACAACTAAATCAATAGCTCCACTAAATATCTGTTTGACGCCTTCCCACATTTTAGAGAAGTCGCCAGTAAATAAACCACTAAAAACTTTAATCGCACCCATAATGACATTTAAAGCACCGTCAATGACCTGTTTAATGGCGTTCCACACAGTTTCAATAACAAATTTCACTGCGGGCATAACAAACTCTATAACTGCCTTAATCGCGTTAAAAACATTCTCTACAGCTTGTAATATCTGAGTACCATTTTCATCCCAAAACTGCTTTATTTGAGCTATTTTTTCACCAATAAAAGAAGCCACTGTTTCAAATACAGTGACTGCAACGGATTTTATAGCTTCGAAAACAGATGTGACACCATTTCTGAATGATTCGCTATTTTGCCATAAGGCTACTAGCGCGGCTCCTATTGCCGCTATTGCTAAAACTGCTATTCCAATAGGACCTGTAATAGCGCCAAATCCCGAAACAATAGCCGGCCATGCAGTTATTAATGCTCCTATCGCTGGCATTAATGCTGCAAATGCTCCTGCAAGGATACCTATTACAGTGACAATACCCACAATAGCTGCAGTTAAAGCTTTATTATCTGACACCCATTTAGCAATTTGAGCAATAAAATTTGCAATAGTAGTTAGCAACGGAGCCAATGTTGTTTGTAAATCTGCAAAAGCCTTTCTCATTTGAACAGTTGGATCTTGATTCATTTTTTGGATGGCAGTATTAACTGCTTCTTGATTTTGGGTTGTTTTATCTTGTGCATCAGCTAGACCTTGGAAAACCGAAATCATATTTTGACCTTGATCTTCCCATTTGGTCCCGAAAACTTTTATAGCAAGTTCGTTTCTCAGTGCTGAATCACCAATACCATCTATAAATGTAGCAACCTCCGCCATAGCTTTAGAGCCTTCTTCACCACCATTTGCAACTGCTTTTCCCCAATCTTGAAACTGCTTGGAGCTAACGTCTGTTTTAGCTAATAATTCACTTGTTGACTTATCGACTTCTAAACCGAACTCCATCATTGTAATTTTGGCTTCTTTAACACCATCGTTAAGATTGTCGATATTCCAAGTTTTCGTTTCAATGCCTCTTTCAAAAATTGATTGTATCTCAGCTGCATTGAAACCTACCATTTTCATTTGTGTAGCATATTCAGAGATGGTATCAAGTTGTTCAGGTGGAAATCCTGCTTTTAAAAGAGCGTTTGTTAACGCAAGTGCTTCTTCGTTTGTGATTTCAATTGCAGCACCAATCTCGTTTACTTCTTGCACAAGTTCAATAAAATCAATTCCAGAATAAGCTTTAGCTACTACTCCGGCACCTTTGACAATTGCTGAATTAGCTTCATCTGAAGCATCCTTGTTCAAGGCCCATTGTCGTCTAACACCTTCTAGAGCTTCTTCGCCATCCACACCGTATGCTTCGATACTTTTAACTGCATCTCTAACAGAAGCCTTTGATTCCTCTGGCACATCAAAAGTAATATCAATTTTAGTATTTAGACTTGATACATCTAATGCTTGGTGTAAAACTCCTGCAATGCCTCCACCCGCTGCTAATCCTGCAGCAACATTTTGGAGATTATCACCAAAACCATTTACCTCGTCCCCTGCCTTATCTGCAGCTTTTGCAACGTCTCCTAGTTCTTGTTGTACTTGTTTTAACCCACCGACATTTACATTTTGCAATGCGTTGTGCATCTTACTAACGTCGGCCGATGTACCTAATGCTTGTTTACCCATCATGTTAATAGCTCGATTAATCTGGTCAACACTTGCAGTACCTTTAGTAATATCAGCACTTAAGCGGGATCCTAACGAATCAGAGAAATGAGCTAATTCAGTTCCAGTCGCTTGAAAGAAAGTCTGTAGTTTTTGTTGCGCTACTTCTAATCGTTGTTGTTCGTTTACCGTTACAGTCATTTGTTGACCATATGATTTAAGTTGTGCTTCGGTATTTGTTAACTCACGCCGAAATGCCCTGTACTGTTCTGCTCCGATGTCACCACTTTTAAACTGTTTATCCACTTCTGATTGAGCTTGTTTTAATGCATCTAACTTTTGTGATGTGTTTTGTACTTGCTTTTGTAGTAACTCTTGTTTTTGTGCGTATAATTCGGTACTGGAAGGGTCGAATTTTAAACCGCGTTCGACTGCCTTTAATTCACTACTAACTTTACTAGTTTCTTTATTTACATTTTTCAGCGCATCAGTTAACCCGGTTGTATCACCATTCAATTCAATCGTAATACCTTTAATACGTCCATTTGCCATACATTTCACCTACCTTTGAACAAATAAAAACACCTGCCAAAGGCAAGCGCTAGAATAAGTCGAAATCCGCTTGCGAAGCTTTACGGACTGTTTTCTTTTCTTTTTTATTTGGATTTTTCATTTCTTGATATTCGTCAATATAATCGAGCACCATACCTATAGTCATTGTTTCTAAATCGGCATGCGACAACCTACATTCGTGGCATAAAATAAGGTACGTTTCAGTTGATATTGGTTCATCTGAAGACGTACCTCCTTTATCGGTATCTAGTTTTTTTTAGATGAAATCGTCGCTGCTAGAATGTCCTGTAGTTCCGATACAATATCCACGATGGGGAACGTCTCAAAGGAGTCTAGCCAAGTTAAAGGATCATCAATTGTATTATCTGCCGTCTTAGCTAAAGTCCAAGCGATATCGTAAAACAAATCGAAATCAATTTTTCGAATAGCCTCAAATTGTTGACTTTCTGGCAAATTACTATAATCTTTATCTACAATGCCCATGCCAATTAAGTCTTTAAAAAAGTCTCGTCCGAATTGCATTTTGTAGCGCTTTGGTACAGCACCACTTGATTTAAATTTAACTGGTTTATCATCAATAGTTAATGTTTTTTCCATCTACTTGCCCTCCACAATTCATTATTAAGGTGTTTGTACTTCTGTAGGTTCAAATACCTTCGTATACCATCCATCATAAATTTCTGCTGTTGTTGTTCCTGTTGTAGCACGTTTAACAATACCCTCAACAGTTGGACCAGCAATGAATGATAATTCTTGTGTAGTTGGTTCTGTAGACTCTGTTTTTGTCTCGCCCGATGTACCTGGACGGCTTACAGTAACGTTATACAATACATGACGCGTTGCCTTTACATCGCCATCAAATTCGAACATTAAAGCGATTGTTTTCTGCTTTGCGTTTGCTGTTTCTGTAAGTACACCTGACTTTTCGTCTAACTCATCTCCCAATACATCTGTACGGAATTTCAAAGGTAATTCTGCAGCTTCATATGTGCCTTCATATCCGTTATTTACTGATGTTGCATAAAAAACACGATCGTCTGCATAGAACTCTGATGTTTCGCCTCGTGGATCTAAGCTTAATGAAACAGCACCAGGGTATCTTTCTGGTTTTCCGTATGTTAATTTCCCAGCTACATCTTCTGTAGCTACCGCATAATGGACATTCTTTAATCCAAAACGTACTTTATTTTCTGTCATCAAAATGACCCCCTAATTAATTAAAGTAATTGAAAATGTGCATTTAAAAACTCCCTCGTCTTTAATGAATATTTCATCATAGCTCCAAGGGAGTTCGTTTTCTTTTAACATTTCTTCGATTTTTTTCTCTGCTGCCAAATCTTTGTTGGCTACATACAACTCAATATCTACATAAGTAGATTTAGATAAAACTGTATTGTCAGCGCTGAATGTGTCACCATCCACAACTAAGTAGCAGATGAAGGGAGGCGCTTGTGCTGATTTAAAATGCGAATAAGCGACTGGATAACCTAGCGCCTTTAATTTAATTGCAAGCTCTGATAGCGTCATCCTCTTATCGCCTCCTCTACGCCTTTAGTAAATTCATCAATCATTTCTTCTTCTACAGGTGTAATATGCACTTTAGCCGGAACACGACCTCCTCCAACTTTTGCATGTCCTTTTTCAAGTAAATGCGTGAGTTGATATTCAGTATTGTGAACGACCCATTGTTTACCTACTTTTTTCGCTCGCCAACCTTTTGCGTAACGATGTCTTACACCGACAGGAGAACGAGCTTTTAGTTGTTGTGCGCCTTCTTTAGCAACTTGTTCAGCTACTTTCTCCATTTTTTCACCAACACCATGAGCGTAGTTTGCTAGGGTACGATTGATTTCAGCAGCTAATGAACCTATATCAATTGCCACCTTTACGCACCTCGCAATACAGCTCAATATCTCCATCACCACGTACAAACGTCCGATATACTGAATACTTCACAAGGTTATATTCAATTTCTTTTTCTCCGTCATATTCGTCATAATCAATAACTAATGCTATTTGTGCCTTTAATCCTGCCTGTGCAGCAATTGAAAATTCACGTTGTCCAATACTTACAGGTGCACAATACACTAACTCGGGCAAAGTGATTTCAATTTCTTGTAGTAAGTCATCGACAATCGTAGTTGAGGACAATAAAAAACACACATCGTCTTTAGATATGTGTTGATTATTTCCTATCACTGGTTTAAGACTCGGCATTGCTTGCACCCGCCTTTTGTATTACACGGTTATTGATACGAAACTGTAAATTACGAGATAAGCCCACATCGTCTTGTCGCTTTCGATACTGCCATAAGGCATAATCAATAATAAGCTGAATATCCTCTGAGGATTCCTTAGACAAATCAATTGGTTTAGCTTTAAGCTCCAATTCAGACGTTTTTATACGATTAATGTATATTTCATCTCGTAAATCATGTGTAATACCTAAATCCAATTTAAAGAGTGATAAACAAATTGCGAGTGTTTCTTCGCTCATTATTTATCACCATCCCCACTAACCTCTTTAATTAGCGGTACACCAATTTTATTGTTTGAAGAAGCTAATTCCTCAACACGCGCTTTTACTAAGCGCCCTTTACGCGGATACGTATCTCCTACGTTATAAACATGAAAACCGTCTTGTAAATCACGGAAAATATGAATCACTTGATATTTCATGGAACATCACCCTTTATCCATTATTTAAGCTCCTGGTACTTCTGGTGTATATGTGATGTAGTAGCCTGCTTCTGTGTCCACTGCTTTAGCATCAAAACGGACATAACCTGCTAATAGTTGACCATATACATCATTGTCTACCCACTTAACTGATACTTGTTTACGGTCAAATAAAGTTGCAAATGCTTTTGGATCACCGATAAACCCAACTAGATCACCCGTAGACGTTCCAATCATATCGTCGTCTAACACAATTACTTCTTTGCCAAATAATTTCTTTCCAGACTCAACCGTAATATCGTCTTGCAGTAAGTAGCGACCATTTTTATCTTTTGTTGTATCTAATGCATTAAATAAGGATGCTGAAATAATGGCTTTGCCTTTATACACACGTTTTAGGTCCTTATTGAATACTCCTTTGAGTCCGTCAATACCTGTAACAGCTTTTGCAGTAGCCGTTTTTAATACAGCAGCAATGGTATTATTTTTCGTATTCAGTTCTTGATCTTTAATTTCCTCAGCAATCAGACTTGTAACATCGTAATCAGCATCGTCGATCACTTCTTGTGATACTGGAATATAACCGCGGTAAGTTGCAATATCATATTTTACTTCTGTAATCTTCGGTTTCGCTAATTCTGGGTTTGCTGCAAGTTCAGCCACAGAGTTCATTTTTGAGCCTGATTTTTTAATTACAGGGTACTTACCCGCACCACTATTAACTTTTGCTACATTGACTAATTTGGATAAATCAATTTCATCCGTTGGCGTAATTTGTGGGCTTAGTAATTCTTCTGGAATCAATGCGCCGCCTTCTACAGATGTAAACCCTGCACGTTCTTTTACTGCTCCTTTTGAGCGAACGTATTCGTTAATTGCCTCGCGTGTGTCGATTTGTTTTGACATAGATCGTTTGCCTCCTGCTTTTGGTTTTTTCTGATTTGATGCTTCAAGATCGCCTTCAAGCTCAGTGATATCATCTTCTAAGGAAGTTTTTTCATCTTTCGCTTTTGTAATGGCTTCTTCATTTTCTTTTACTTGCGTTTCAAGGACATTTAAATCTTCTTCTGATTCAATGCCGTCAATAGCCCCTTCAAGCTCGCTTAGTTTAGCGGTTAATTCCGTAATTTTGTCTTCCACAGTTTTTAATGAGCTGCGCTTCATGTTTAATTTAGCTCCTATTAATACTGGATTAGTCATTTGATAATCGCTCCTTTAATTGTTTTTTACGCTGTTCTAATTTTTGTCGCTTCATTTTTTCTACATCTTTTTGACGTGCTGCAATATCCGTTTGTGGATACGCAGGAAAAGCAGTGATGGACACTTCTAAAAGTTCAGCTTCGGTTACGCGCCATTTGTAAGTACCGTCATCTCGTTGTACATGTTCCTCTTTAGTTGGATAGAAACCAAATGAACAACCCCGTACCTTACCTGTTTGTACTTTTCTATAGGCACTCTTGGCGTTTGGATCTTCTAAATCAATAATTGCACGACCCCATAATCCATATGAATCTGACTTTAATTCAAGAGTGTTACTACTTGTGTTTCCTAAGACAATACGCGAATCGTGATTGTCTAAACACATAATGTCAGCATTTCGCAAACTTTCTTCAAATGCTCCTGGTGAAACTTCTTCAAATGCACCCTGCCATAATTCTGTCTCTTGATTGTAGACCACAAAATATCCTTCAATGACAGCTTCACTTTCGTTCTCTGTAGAGCGTGTCTTCAGCTCTGATGTAAAATGCATGTGGCGTTTTTTACTCATTATTCTCACCACCCTTCAATTTGTTTTGGCTGCCTATCATTGTCGCTGGAATGTAATTTTCTAAAATAATAAGTTCCTGCATCTCAGTGTCTGGATCAAGTCCTACCCAATCACGTAGTTCATTTCTTCTCATTGCGTTACGGTCAACCATTTGTGTTCCTGCTGATACCATTTCGCTCAAGTCGTAACTGTATAAGCTTCGTGGATTTAGTCGGAAAAACCAGTTTGGATTGTACAATAAATCGCGTGTTAACGTTTGCGCTATAATTTGCCCAATTGCGTAAATGCGAGTGTTAATAAAGTTGTTGTAAGTATCCTTGTTGAATTCCCCAACGCCCAAGAAAAAAGCCGGGACATCCAATAGTCCGGCTACTGTTTTCTTATCCAATTCAACGCCTTCATTAATTGCTATATCCTTTAATGACAATGGCTTTACTTGATGCACATTAATTAAATCCGCGGGTACTACCCAAGGTTTACCCCCATCTGTTTCGTCTACATACTTTTTGAGAATGTTGTCACGACCGTCTTTGGTCGTCATTTCCTCGGTCATTGCATCGACTTCTAATATTAAAGAAGGCATATATTTTCCACTCATAAAGCTATTTTTTGTTTTATTTGCTTGTGCTAAGTTTTTAACTACGTCACGCAAAGCGACTCGATACCCCTTACCTTTATATGGATAATTCGGATCGGGATTCATAACAAAATGAAGAACTTCATCAGGCTTGTAAATAGCTCCCTCGTAGTTAATGAGGTAGTCACCGTCTAAATCTTCGTAGGACACCGCTTGCATCTGAAAAGGTGTTAAATCGTCGATTAATCCAGTTTTATTATCAACACCGATATGGACAACTGAATTGCCGTCGCCATACAACAATAAATCCGAGACGATTTTATGTAACCACCCTTTACGTGTCATATTTCGGTGTGGTTCAATATCGATCTTTCTTGATAATGTGTTGCGTACTCGTTTATCACCTTGATCCGTATTCTCCATTAAATGAATGGTCATATTAGACACCAAGTCAGCAATCTTATTAACCGCAATCACAACGTCAGGATGCTCTGACAATTTAACATAACCGATTGCGTCAACATCTCCAAAAGAAATTGGAAAGGAAGACGTAATAGACCTCTGTTTCTTTTTGCCGAAAAATTTCAACTATTATTCACCTCCCTTTTAACTTTCGAGCCATTGTCCTGCGCTCGACGATTTATCCAAGTCTTCTAACATTTGTACTGCTGCAAATACAGCAGCGTCGAAAATATCAATTCGTTGCTCGTCCATCACTTTCTCGTACTGGATCATGTCGTCCGTTTTTTCAATTGCGGCTACGTTTTGGACACAATACTCAAATGCTTGCGAGCGTAAATAGTAAAGGTTTCCGTCTTTCGCCTGTTTTTCAAGCCTACGGAAACCTTCTGATTTTTTATAAAAGTATTGTGGTTGGTCTACTATTTTAAAACCTTTCTTTTTCATACCTAAGAAAAATTCACGACCGAATTTACGATCAAAGCCAACCTTTTTAATTTTAAAGCCTTTCTTCTTCATCATTTCAAACCATTTTATGATGTCTGCATAGTTGACGGTTGGTGTATTACACATTGTCAACCATCCGTCATCCTTCCACCCAAATAGTGGAATCCCGTCATCCTCTGCTTTTGCAGTTGCAGCAACAATAGGAAACCATGCGTGTGTAATCGTAATGTCTACTCCTTTGTAATGACCATAAAGCGCAGTTGCTGTTAAATCATGCATCTTTGATAAGTCAGCACCGCCATACCAAGTAATAGGTAACTTTGCTAAATCGTCAATAGTCCAGTTGTACTTCCTATCAGAAACTTTAAACTCATCAATATTGAAATATGCCTTTACAGCAGAAGTATAGATGTTTAAAGACTTTGCTAAGAAGTCTTTTCTTTGTTGCGGATCGTTCTGTGCTTGTAATGCATCGTTTAACATATCCTGTGGGCGAATTGACACGCCATAAGCTGGGTTCGCTTTTTCGTGTTCGATAGGATTCGTATAATCCACATTGCCTTTTTCATCTTCATCTGCTTTTGCGATAAAGACGAAATACTGTTCATCTATCACTGTACCGTCCAATATCTTTTTACAGTACTGTAAACGCTGATAACAAAAAGAAGACATATTATCACCTGCTGTAGTTATGCCTATCATCAGCTTATTGGTGTATGCCTTCATCGCTTCTTTTATGATGTTGTATTGTTTTGGCGTTTTATATGCGTGCATTTCATCCGCAATACCGATATTACAGTTTAATGAATCTTGTTTATCTGGATTTGCGGCTAATGCTTGAATAAATAAAGAACCATCGCCTAAATCTCCTCGAATAGAGTGTTCTTGGTTATTGTCAATAACTCGAAAATTCTCTTTCTCGCCCATTTGCCCAAGATTGTAATTGATAAAATTAAAACTTTCTAGTGCTTGTTTTAAAGCAGCCGCGACAATATACACCTTTGAACCAGAACGCCTATTTAACAAGCCTAATGCCCATGCCAATGCCGCTGCAAACGATGTTTTAATATTTTTTCGAGGTATATAAATAAATGCCTCTTTGAATCGCCTAATTTCAGTGTCTCTGTGAAAGAAGCCTAGCAAATTATAAACTTGATATTTGTGAAACGGTTCTAATAAGAATGGCTTGCCTCGTAACGGTGTACCGTCTAGCATTTCACCCTGAGCATGTACGAATGTTTTCTCAATAATACCGATAACGAATTCCGCATCATTTGGTCGAAAATCGTATTCAGGATTTTCTAAATCCCGTAAAAACCGCTCACACCCCTGTATTTGCTCTTTATTTGCCAATTTACGCCCTTCCACAATTGATTTCGCATACTCCATTACAAGTTTATAGTTTTTATACTTAGCCTCCAAGACTACTTAAAACCTCTGCTAAACCCGTATTCTTTGTTGGAGCTTTATTGTTTGGGTCGTTTGATTTTGGATTCAGGCATAATCGGTCAGAGTATGCGAGAATATCTTTTCTAAGTGACTCCAAGGTTGCAACAATCGGTGATTTTTTTGCACCTCCTGCAGCAGTATAACTTTCATATTCGTATCCTTCCGCTTCAAACTTTTCAGTCAAAGTTAAGTATTGATGAACCATATCCGAATATGCGTCAATCAGGCGATTATACTGGGTTTTATGTACTCCAAGTTCTTTCATGTCCTTGACGGTTCTGCGCTTAATTGTTTCTTTGCTTGGCACTTTCGACATGCCTTTCACCTCCTCAAAAAAATTTTTCAAAATTACGCTCTATTGGAAAAGGTCCCCCTCCTCGGTCCCCTGTTGCCTTATAAAAATATTTGAAGATAGGGGGGATACCTTCTCTCTCCAATACTCCCCTAATGCAGTGAGAACATCATTATTCCTATCATGCATTTTATCATGACAAGTAGAACATAAAGATAATAAATTCCAAGACTCTAACCGCCATTGAGGATGTGTTTCTAATGGGTTACAATGATGCACTGTTGTAGCAGTTCGATTTCTACCGTACCGCCTACACTCTTGGCATCCGTAGTTATCACGCTTTAAAACTTTAGTGCGTTTACTACGCCAAGACTTCGATTTATAAAAATTCATCTATCATCACCTGTTTGTTCTTTATTGTTTATAACTCCACAACTTATATTTGTAATCCCTAAAGTCCATCCTTAATCCATCAGATTTTATTCGAGCATAATTAAAAAGCACCTGAATAGGTGCTCCTCAAATTAACATTTTTAGTTTATTTTTTGGGAAGCATAAATCCAACTGCAAGATGTACAGGCTCTATATTATTATGTCCTCCTATAACACGAACTGAAGTTTTATCCCGTTGCGTACCGTAAACAAAGCATTTTGTACCCAACCCCATTTTTGGATACGGATCGTCTGGATCTGGATTCCATTCTGTACAGCAACCAGCAATAGGCGCAATGCTGTTATTAATCCCCTTGCTTCCACTTACATTCCTAAAAGTAACTATTTGGTAATTAGAATTTACCTCACCGATATAATACCATACCCATAACATAGAATTATTTTCATTAGCTATTAAATAACCGTTTTGATACTTACCTTCAAAAGGAAAGTTTTTGGGATCTAAATCAACATTAATATCTTCTGCAAAAATTTGTAAGGGTGTACCGGGACGCTGTGGGATAAGAATAGATCCCGAGTCAGTTGGTATTGAGTCTTCATTTGAATGACCATATTCACTTTGTTCTAGGGCTTTAACTCTGTTCAATAAATTATTAATATACTCTTCAATTGTATAAATTGAAATTACCTCCTTTTACGGTTTATGTATAGGCTTTACAAACATTCAAATATTTATTCGATATTTTTATTTACTTTAAAATGACATCTAGTTTTAATTTTTTTATAGGTATTATCCAAGTGAATAGTCCTTTTTCTTCTCGCAATGTCCTGATGTTTCCTTAAATATCTAATGAGTAACTAAAGCTAAATATAATTCCATACAATAAAAAGTCACACCCTGTTAGGTGTGACCTCTCGAAATTAAATAGTTGTATGGACTTGTTTTCCTGCATCTATTGATTCTATTTTTATATTTCCTCTATAGCTTCAATTGTCATGATTTTCTTTACCTTCGACATTGAAGGTTTCATACTCTTTTTGATATTAAATAGGATAAATCAAATGTGTTCTTATTGTAAGAACCGCGAAGGATAAAATTGAATCTTGCTAAAATTTAAAAAGTTAATTTTAAAGGTTTCCTTATGTATAATATTTCTATATAAAGGAGGCAGTACCATGCTAAATTACCTCATAAGTTTTGATATAGGAACTTTGAATATGGCATCTACTATTATTTCAATTATACTCGCCATTATAGCCATTTTTTTTACATTGTATAACTCTATGCAGACTAATGAGGAGTTAACAAAAGATTACCAAGAAAAGGTCGAAACGATAGCGAAATCACTATCTACACAAATCAAATTAGGAGATGAAAAAGAAACAAATACTTCTTTTAAAAGCGGACACAGTGACTTAATCGCAAGTATCACAGTTGCTCCAAAGCTTGAGAAATCCAATGATGAAAAGATAATTGAACTTGCTGTGCATGAAACGTTTATGAAAGCTCACCAAAACCAAGCCATTAAACATTCTAGGATACAATTTTATACCGGACTACTTATGTCAATAACTGGATTTTTATTAATTATATATGTTGTAGCCTTTGCATTATCTTCAAATGGTGTAACTAATGTTATAACAATTGCTGGTAGTATAATTATTGAAGGAACATCAATTTTGTTCTTGAAAGAATCCCATAAACTAAGACAAAGTGCAAAAGAGTATCATGATAATTTATCAGAGAATAAAAAACAGCTACAAGCTATAAAAATTGCTGAATCTATAGAAAACACTGAAATAAGATCTGCTATTAAAGCCCAATTGGCTTTACATATGATTGGCATACATTCTGAAAACATCGATACCGCAAAAATATTAGAAGTACTGGACAAAGAATAGTTAATTTCAACTTTACATAGTCAGATTACCCCTATCGCTTGATAGGGTTTTTATTTTTTATTAAAAACACATGCAAGCGAAACCTAGCGATTTTATAAAAGAGACTTAATTGTGCCTATAGCTATACTCAAAGATAAAATACAAATTAAGTCTTTTATTTGTTTAGATTAAAAGTATTAACTGATTCGGACATTATGCACCCTCAGCCTACATTTACCGTAAAATATACGTAAAAAACACGGTAAATTATACGTAATTACATTGACGTGAGTAAATATAACTGATATAATTAAAGTATAGAAAGGAGGTGAACGAAATGTACGAAACAATACTAAAAGTAATACAGGACATCGGAACAGTGGTTGGTGTCCTAGGAGGAATCGCTTCCCTAGCAATCAACGTTCAAACATTCAACAACAACCGAAAGAAGAAAAAGAAACAACAAAAAAAGCGACGCACTCCCGCCAAGAAGAAACGTCGCAAATAGCCGAAAGAAGGAGACGAAAGTCTCCTTTTTCACTTTTATATTAACGCAATTTATAAGTAGAAGCAAACACATCAACTCAAGATATTATTGCGTTAATTCAACGTAACCTTTCCTATAATGTATAGGTAACTAACGGTGTGAAATATGGATTACTCCCTATAATGTAAAGGCACAAAACGTTGTTAAATATGGTGTTCTATACAGTTTTATAACTAAGAAGAAGAGAAACTTTTCATTGTGCCAGTAGTAAACTAAGTTACGTCATTGTGACGGCATATTTAGCTATTTACGTCCATTTTAAAGCGTTTCTCCACGTCAGATAACAA